TCAATAGCCAAAGCTATAATCTGACGACTTTCTAACCTACCGTTAACACTTGTAACGTTTATTGCTATGCAATCCAAATAATTTTGAAGTCCCGGTAAATCTTTTAATTGTACTCCACGAGTAGTACTTAAAATAGTATCTGCTATTGTCATCCAAGTCATGTTCGCCATTATTCTGCCCTTTCATATAGATCAACTCTTGCACCAATCTTAAAAGCGCTTGCAGGAATAACCAAGGATTCATTTGGTAATAATCTTGTACCTTCTTTATCACCTTTGCCAAATGTATGCCAAACAGGTGCAGAACTTAGTTTGTCAGATACAAGAACTGCATATCCGGTTCTAACTAATTGTCCTGGCTCAGGCTGTATTTGCACTAGTCCCAGTTCAGGAAGTTTTTGTTCCGGCTCCGGTTTTAGTTCCACTTTTGGCGTTGGTGATGATTTGTTCAAGCTCTGTGTCCATTTCTCCCAAAATTTTAACATTTTCATTCCTCACATTTTCATATTCTTCTAGTAATTTTTTTGCTTCTTCCTTCGTGGAAACTTGAAAATTTTCTGAAAGCTGCTTTAGTAATTGCTCATGTTTTCCTGCAGCTCTTGTTGATTCAGTTTGTAAATTCTGAATTTCTTTTTGTTTAGTTTTTACTGACTGTATTAAATCACTCATACACTTTACTCCAAAACATCAATAGAAAATGGTAAACTATTTATCCATTCATCCGTTAGATCACATTCTTTAATTTCTTTATACCATATTTTTTTAGTTGGTTCCCAAAGAAATCCTTGAGCTTTCGCTGAATCTTTTGTATCAAAATTCACACCTGCTTGCAAAGTAATTGTTGGGGATTCGGCCCTTTTAAGCATATCATCAAAATTATAATTGCTTAAAACTCTTAACATTGTCATTACATCAAACAATGCTCTATGAGGAAATGGATTAACAAAGCCATGAAACGCAGCTAAGTATGTAAGATTTCTTGAAGTACAAAATTTGGGATATGCAATGTCCGTCATTGTGTCAAACCAAGGAAGACCTGGTAAGTTAGATTGATGTCGTTTCAAAAAATTGGTCATTATTAACTTATCAAACTTATTACCATTATGGGCAACAATATATTTGGGATCATTTTTAAACAATATGTCTTTAAACTCATTTACTACATGTTGACTGTCTATTCCCCATTTTTCAATTACTTCATCTGTAAGACCCGAGGCATTATTTTCTAAATTTATATTTGGTCTATCGGGCTCTTTCACTATTTCAGAATACACATGTACAGGTTGTTTGGTTTCTGTATCATACGTAACTAAACCAATTTCTATAACTTTGGATTTTTCCAAGTCCAATTCTGTAGTTTCTAAATCTAATCCTAATACAATCATTTCTGTACCTCTTCTAAACCTGCATCAATAATATTTTTTACACTAACTGAGGTTTTCTTTTCTCTTATCACTTGTTCCAAAGTTGTCTTCCATAACAATTCTGTTTTCTGCTCACACGGCCCAAGCTTTCCTTTTAATGAGGCTATCAACTCCTCTATTCCTGATTTATCTACTTCTTTGCTTCGGGTTAAATCAAATACGGTTTCCGCCGGCTCAAACTTTAACTGTTCCCATTTTATTATACCCGTTTCAGTATCAAATATTACAACGGAAGGTTTATGTTCTAAATCATATTTACCTATGGTTTTTCGAACTAAACATCCGGCATTAATTATTGTTCTACCTTGATATTGGCTTGAAAAAGAATAATGATAATCCCCGCAAATAACAAGTGAATAGTCTGGATAGCTTTTTAGAAATTGATTTGGTTTTACTAATTCTTGTCCTGGATAGAGTTCTCTATCACCTATCATTTTATGTATGACAAGAATATTAAACTCATCTTTACATTTTGGTTCTGGAATTTCTTCTCCAAAACTGGCTCCGTATACACCAACGCCCCCACCGTATCCAAGTCCTTCCTTTTCAGCAGTTAGAATTTTAACAACTCCGGCAGCTTGTAAAACCGCTAAAGGACTGTTCTTAAGAGTATATAAACTATGCCCACTAATGTCATGTTGTCCACTAACACAAAAAACTGGAAAATCTGTAAAATTAGTATCTTTAAATATATTAATTATTTTGGCCTTTACTTCATTTGCAGTCGTATGTGCATCAAACAAATCCCCAGGTTGGATTATAACATCACAATTATTTTTTGCAAATATAGAAAAAGCCTGTAATGACTTGTTGACTTGCGTATCAAAGTAGTTGTCCTTTCGTCTACTTGGCCCGCGGTTGCTGTAATGTGTGTCCCCGAAAATTCCTATTATCATTATACATTTCCTACTGGCAGTTTTGAAGCAATCTTTTCTGTCAATTGACTAAACCGTTTAGAATCTTGCAACAACAAGTAATTAAGAATAACTTCGTCCAATTCATTAATTAATTTAGACAGTTTCTTATGTTCATACCCGTCTTGCTTTTTTTCGCACTTTTGTAATATATCTGAAATTTTTTGTAGCGTTTTCTTTGAAAGCAAACCACAGTATTGAATGTCCATTCCAGACAATAAGTAAAAGGACTTAAAATAATCAAATCCGGATTCTATCAACGTTTGCTGTTCTATATTTATTGTGTTTGAATTTATTTTAGCTTTGTTGACGAAGAAGTATAATCGTTTAATTACTTCATCTTTTGCCTGATCTACTGGCATTTTCTCAATTTGTTCTAAACACCAAGCTGTATGTTCCATACTAATCATCCTTAGTAAAATGTAAATAAAGTGCTAAGATAACTATAGCAAGTAACGTAATTATTATACTGGTAGTATCACTCATTTTTCTTTACTAAATTAAAATTATCTGGCCTCATTGACATAATATTTTTTATATGTTCAAAAGACAGTGGATAGAAATGATTGTTATCAACTCCAATATCCCATTGCTTTCCTATAGGTTCTAATCCACCATGACTATGCCCATGTAGCTGCCAGGAATTGTAATTGCTCCTGCCCCATGTTCGCATAGCCCAGTGACATATTACTACAAATTGTCCTTCAATCAGTTTCTGCCACATGTACGGTGCGGAATTTGGCAACCAACAATCATGGCTACCTTTTAGAAATATGTGATTGCCGTTTAGTTGTTTAATGTATTGCTTTGCATGTTCTTCTTTATTTCCCCAGCAAAAATCACCGGCATGAATGGTTGTATCATTCGGACCAACAAAAGAATTAAATCTTTTTATTAGTTCGGCATCCATTTCTTTTCCAGTAGTAAAAGGACGATGGCAGTATTTTATTACAGCATCATGTCCATAATGTTCATCTGAGGTGAAAAAGTATCCCATATCATATTCTCTTATTGTATAAAATCCTTAGCATCTACTTTAGTTATGGTGCCGTCTGATAAACGTACTTCATACACCTGTTCGCCAAGCCAACATTGTCTAACTACTTTACCTTTTAATCCATCAACGGTTTCCACGACGTCACCGGGTTGTTTATATTGCTTATTGTACAATATCTGCTGTTGCTTGTAATAATTTAATTCCTCTATAGAAGGTTCTTTAATAAATATTCCCCAGTATACAAAACTAAATAATGCGATAATAGCGACTAAATGTATAATCAAATTTTTAACATTCGTATTCATCATCCACCTTAATAAGTTCTTAAATCATCAATATATATAGTATAATTAGCTACACCGGTATTTTTTATGATATTTGTAATTTGTAAATTAAATTTACAGTAAACTTTAGATTTGCGTCTAAGATACATATCTAATCGTACTTTTACACTATCAGCATCGTCCAAAAGTAAATTTTGTGTATTTTTTATAAAATACTTTAAAATTTTAACTTTTAATTTATTGGCATGTACAGTTACCATGTCCATGTGATTATTTATATTACATATAATATGAAAGTACATATTTGATTAATCTCCCATTAATAACTTTCTAATAACTTGGTTTTTGTTTTATCTGTTAAACCACTTGAACAATACGGACATTCTGTAATTTGATCTAACAATTCAAATAACTCTTTTTGTTTTTGTTCTACTATAATCTTTTCTTTTTGTTGATCTATTGCATATTGTTCTAATCCATTGATTAATTCTTGAATGTCACTTATCTGCTTCCTTATATTATTATACTGATTAACAACAGGTTCTATTTCAGATAAAATTTTCTTTGTGTTTTCTGGAAGTTTAATTGTTTCTTTCTCAGAAACTTCAAAATCAGAAATCCATTTCAGCAACGTTTGATATTGTGTGTTTGATTGTTCTGTTAAAACTAGTTGCTCTTCACTCTTCTTAACCAAGTCAACGGTATTGTCGGGAATTGAAATTAGTTCACATTCAGACTTTACTAAGTTAGACAGAATAGTTTGTAAATTACAAAATGCTGTTTCAGAAGAGACCGTTTTATCTAGTTGGTTGCTTGCTTCCTGTAAAACAGTTTCGATATTGTCTGGTAACTTAATCCTGGTTCTTTCCAACTCCTCTAATTCATTTATCAATTTGGATAGTAAGGAAGCATGGGACTCAATTTCCTTATTTTCTTCTACCAATTCTTCATACTGATTGATACAAGCTTCTAATTTATTTACATCAATTAATTCTAACAGTTTAAGTTTAGATACTTTACTTTCCAACTCTTTGTTTTTATCCGAAAGCAATTGTGTAGAAGAATGAATTTTCTCTTTAATCCAGGAGGATAGCTTGTCTACAACATCCAGGCCAGCAATACCTCGAATATGTTGAGCTATTTGTCCTGGAGAATCTAAAACAAGAAAATATGTGTCTAACTGAGATTGGATATTTGTAGAACTAAGATTCAGAACATCCAGAATATCCTTAGGTGGATTTACACCAAAAGACGTGAATGGCTCAGATACATCAGAAATTCTATATGTATTAACAGAAGAACCGCGTTCACGCACTATAGTGCTTTTTTCATTTTCTAATTCAACAATGCAATTTTCAGGTTGATTCTTCCTGATATATCCAGAACCTAAAGGTCTATTGGAATAAATAAGTTTTACTGCTCGGAAAATAGAAGTTTTACCACTATCATTTTCCCCAACAATACTATTTATTCCAGGACCTAGTTCAATTTCTGAATCTTCATGACCTTGAAAATTTTTAAGTTTTAATTTTTTTATCATTATTCTACATTAAGTTTTGGAAAAGGTGGATTGGTATAGGTTGAGTCTAATCCTATTAGTTCCCGAAATGTTTTTTCTGTTAACGTGGTGGGTATGACTGTTCCACCTATCGCCATCAACCCCAAACCCTTTTTAGTTATTGGTGTTTCTCCATCTGCCTCACACATGCCTGTAGGAATATCTAAGGGCACTGTCATCATTATTGTGTCCAAATTTATAAATGGCGTACGAATTTGTCCTTGTGAACCTAAGATTTCTATTTTTTTAAAGTTCATTTTACTCCCCATAACTGTTTTGTTTTATAGTTTTAATTAATTCTTCAATGTCAACTTCAAATGAATGGATTGTTTGTCCCCCACCCCAAGGTTTTGGTCCCGATATTCTTTGTCCACTACCTTCTTTATCACAAATGCACAGGCAACAACCTTCAACACCTTTAACTACCTCAATCTTTACCTTTTCCAATGTCATCCCCTAAAATAATTAATAATGGCTGTAATTGTCATTAGACCACTCATGATGGCTAGCCCGTATAGTTTCTTTTTAAAACCTAAGTATAAGTAACCCAGATTAAAACAGCTATAAACTAACCAAGTTACATTCCAGGTTTTAACTAAATTTAAACTAATGAATATACCCAGACAACACACAATATCTAACATTTTTATATTTAATTTTAACATATTATTTTAGACCCAAACATTTCCTTCTTCCCCATTCAGCAATTAAAAGGGCATCACATCTACCATCTTTTAATGCGCCTCTTGGACCTTTTAATTCCGCTTCCGGAAACAATCTGCTAGCGATTTGGTAACTTTGTGCCTTGGTATCTCCTTTATCTTTTGTAATTTCAAAACTATGTTGCCAATCTTTCGGTTTCACCAATTCATACTTATGGTTTGTAATTGCACATACACCCTCCACAAATCCCATACACCACATTAAACCGGCCGTGGCTTGAATAGGATACCCCGGTGGAAGTGCTTGCATTTTCTCTAATGATATAAAGCAATCCCCTAAGCTGAAGTGGTTCTGAAATAAAGTTTTCAAAACAGCCACATCATATTCAGTCTTATGTTTAATGTTTCTTTTTTTAGTTAGTCCCTTTTCATATGAGATAATGGGCATATCTTGAACAGATATCTTTCCAGTTTCATCTATAATAGCAATTGCACCTTTAAGTCCTGGGTCTACTCCGATATAATAATTCATTGTACTTTACTCCTATAATCCGTAAGGAACTGGTAATTTTCCTTTACCAAAAATGTCTAATTTTTTAATACAGCTGAAATGAACATTGTACTTTACGCGACCATCTTCTGGGTGGGCACTAATGCCCCCATCATTTTCACCATAAGTATAGCCAATATCAAAAACCATTCCCCAGATTTTATCATGCTCATTCATTTTCTTATGGCAAATATCACAAATTGTATTAACTGTTTCACTCATTTTAGTTCTCCATAATTTGCTTTATTAACTCAGACATTGGTACAAATCCTTTCGTATTACATAATTTTTTATATAGCTTACAATCTTTCCAACATTTGGCATATGTACGTCCTCTACCAACTATTTCTTCTTTGAGAAAATCAAAATCAAATGGTTCACCATTTTTACTCCATTCACCTTCAGAACGTTTCCAATTACCAACTAACACAAATATTGTATATGTAGGTCGTAGAATTCGGACTTCATCACAATTAAACAGTTTCTTAACTTTTGATAGTAATTTAGATTTTGTCATGTTTGAAATCTAAACTTTCTAATTATATTATTGTCAAGATCAATTATTCCTGCATGTAAAAAGTACGAAAACTTTACTATTTTCCACATTGCCCTATTATAATTTGTTTTTATGTGACAGCTAGTACACAAAGAAATTAAATTAAATTGACAAGAATTAGACTTATTATAATCAATATGATGTATATGTAATTTTCTTCCATACAGTACAATGGATACTTTTTCAGATATACCACAAATCTGACAAGTATACTTATCTCTCTTTCTTATTAAATCTCGTAGTTGAACATCAAAATTTATATCATATGGATTATGGAAGGATTTCTTCTTTCCTCCACGCCAGTTAAACGCCTTTGTTCCCAGATGATTTTCAGATATGTACTTTCCGTAACATTGCGGAGAACAAAATCGTCTTTTAATGTTCCACGCGGCTGCTTCAAATACTTTTCCACAATATTCACAAACAATAGTTAAATACTCCGTGCTTCTTCCTCTTTTCTTAGAACGACTAATTGTTTGTCTTTGTCGATACTCTGGGTTCTCCCAAAGATTTTTCATGAGAGCACTTTTATCTTCATCCATACTAACTACCAAACCCTGGGTTTTCTAACTTCCGTTTTATGTATTTCTTGCCATACTTTCCAAGTTTCATCTTGAAGATCATATTCCTTATTGTTTTCTTCTATATAATGAACCCATTCGGCTTGTGTTTTCTTTTCTCCCCAGAGCTCAATAGTCTGAGTAGCATTTTTACACTTTTGTTCTCCGTTTTGATCAAAACTAATAAATCTTAAATTGCTACATATGTTATCGAGACCATGGTCGAATAAAATTTTAAATCTGCCTTTCTTAAACGGGGGGGCTACTTTGTTCTTTGCTATATCAAACTCTACCCAAATTCCAATTGGACTGTCTTTTGTGTTTAAAATTTTACCTACATGCTTCAGATGAACTCGAACAGATGCATAAAATTCCAATCCTCTTCCACCAGAAGTCACTTCTTTATTTGCACAAAAAGGTCCGGCACCAATATTATCTCGAGTTTGATCAATGCAAATAAGCGTGGTATTACTTTCAGATAATGCGAACAACCATTTTCTCCAAGCTCTTGACATCTGTTTGGATTTAGGTCCATAACTACCTTTTGTTAATTCTTCAGTTAATTCAGGTTCAGAAGGTAGGGCGGTTACACTATCAACAATCATAACTTTGGGTGTCTTATTTAACCCTTTAATTCTTCCTGTTGGGGTTTTGTCATAAATCACATCAGACAAACAAACATCAAAAAATTCTTCCAATGTAGCAGGATGTAAAACATTTACTTTTTCAACATCTACGCCAAATATCTTTATAAAATTAGAGTCCAATGTATGTTCCACATCTGCATAATATACTGGAAAACCGTTGCGTTGAGCATACCCCATTATTATAGAAGCAAGAACGGATTTTGCTGTACTACCTCCACCATAGAACTGGGTCACTCGACCCTGTGGAATACCTCCAGGAATTTGATTGGCTATAGCAGCATCTAATAATGTACAACCTGTGGATATATAATTTTTTACTTCTGAAAGTCCCACAATGTCTATCATCTTTTTTGCAGTATCTTTAATATCTTCGTTTATATCTTTTTTAGCCATTTATTCGCCTCGAATAAGTTCTTGAAATTCTTCTTCCGCCAGTTCTCTTAAATACACAATTGATTGATGATCATTTAAACATTGTTTGCAAATTTGAATATATGATCCCGCACGAATCTCTGTACGAGTAAAAAGTGATGAAAATTCATTATACGTAAGTAACCAGTACATAATTATTTCTCCGCTTCAATATCTCTTGAACGCTCTTGTGCTAAATCGTCCTCAAAGGTTTCGTCCAAACTTTTCTCTTCTCCAGAGAGAGTGGAATTAGCATAATATTTATGAATAAACAAAGAAACTAAATCTCTAATCATCGCTTTTCGTTGATCCATTGATTGAACAAGAATGTTAAAACCATCCGCTATTTGAGAAACTTCAATATAGTCTTGCTTAGCTTGTACCATATCTGGATGGATAGTTACAACATCATTTACTGCATCTGCCGTAACTTTTCCTAACTTGTGCTCTTCTGGATTTGATCTAACTTTAGCTCTTATGTTTGCCTCTGTAAAGTCTAAAGTATCTTTTGCTTGTCGAGCTAATGATTTTGCTCTTGTAGCAATCTGACCAATTGCTTCATATTTTTCTGGCTGTTGTCGACATTCTTCTTCCAAATTATTTGAGTCAATAACTAGTTCTGGTTTTAATTCTTCAAGAGCCAACTGTAAATCTTTGATTTCTTGTTCTAATTGTTTGTCCATTTTTATCTCCAAAATAATAAAACAAGGTAATAAGCACTTGGTGTGCAACTACCGAGGAACCGACCTCATTAGGGGAATTGAACCCCCCTACCAGTCGTCAGGCTACCATGCCATTATTACCTTGCACCTAAAGGTCTTTATATAGTTTTATCCACCGGCCTGTGCTTTCTTTGCTACGGCAAGTCGTGCACGAATTTTGTCTCGAGCACTCATTTCTCCAGGAGCATTTGTTGCAGGTTGTGTAGTTGTTGTACCTTTAGTTGTTGCAGCACCTCTGGTTGTTATTGCAGCAGCGTTTGTTGTTCCAGCACTTTGACCCGTTGCTCCTCTTGTGTTTTCAGGAACAACAACCTTTTCCGGAGTTGTTTCAGTTTGAACAGTTTCTTCTTCAACTTCTGTCTCTTGTTCGGCAGGTCTACTTACTTCTCTTTCAATTTCCTGTTCTTCTTCTTCTTCTTGTTTATCAGTTTGTTCAGTAGTATCAGTTTTTGTACCTTCACCAGATAATGCTTCTTCAATTTCTTCAATATCTGTAACCTTCAATACATCGTCAAATTCTGGAAGGTCTTTGTACCAATTTTCTGGTACCGGTTCGGATGCAACCAACTCTACTCCTTCATAACCATACTTTCCAGATACTTTTGTTTGAGTAAAACAAATATCTCTACCTTCTACAGGATGACTAACGTCAATATACTTCTTAAAGTTGGCGTCTTCTCCGCCGCGACCTCGTTTATTTTTAGATCTTGACTTAATCTCTTTATAAACGCCCACCGGACAATCAAACCAACGAATACCTTTTGCCATGGCTTCGTTAGAACTCACATCAACTACAAAGAATAAATATCTTCTTTGAGCATACAGTTCACCTGCTCGTTTATCATTTGGATCATCCTTTTTCAAACTGTCAGCATACTCACAAATTGGGCAACGTTCATTAAACATGTGTTTTTTACAAAGAATTGTTTTTCTGTTAACTCCCACATTGTTATGTTTATAAATTTCCTTACCATAATATCCAGGCCTATCCGGTGGAAATACTATGCGAATCATATTATCGCCAATAATTGGCTTCCACTGGGTTATTCCCAATCTGGTTAACTCAGGTTCATTTACAAACGTAAAGTAATTTCCGCCGGGAGCTTTGTTAAACTCTTTCTCCATCGCTTCACTTCTATCAATCATTCTTTTTCACCTCATAAAATAAGTTAAAAATTATCGTTTCCATTACTATTATACTGATTCTAATCATCATTAATTATAATAAGTTACTAATCTAAAATTATAATATCTGGGTTTTCAGCATCACATATATGTTGAAATTCTGTTACTTCTACACAACTGTGTCCTTTTATAGGATAGTTATCAGAACCGGAAGGTCGGCAAATTGTTGTATCATCTGGTACATTTTGTAAAAAGGTTTTTAAATCTTTTGCTATCATACATAATCTCCCAAACAAATTTTCATTATTGAACAAACAAGAGCATTTTGTTTACCATAAAACGTGTTTGATTCAATTAAAATATTCATCGTTCGTACAATATCTGAAGCATACTCAATATCTGCTTCACCCAAATTCATTAATTGCTTTCGCATAAAAGTAATGACACCAGCTTTAATCTGCTCCGGTTCATTGTCCAATTTGTAAAATTCATTTAAAACTCTTTTCCAACTGGATTTTCTTTTATCTGGTCGTAACAACAATAACTTGCAAAATTGAATAAAATCTCCCCCGTCTTTTATTTCAATTTCTGAAACTAGTACATCTGCTATTTCATCAAGATCTATTAAATCATACACCTTATCTAACATTTCTAATGCGGTTCTTGGTGTTCTATCGCAATTCGTTGCTATAACATCTAAAATAGATGCATCAACATTTAAGTTCTTTTCCTTACAAGCCCTTTCCAAAATAGACATTATACAACTTTGTTTCAAAGGTTCAACAGTGTATTCTGTACATCTATTTTTTAAAGTTGGTAAAAGTTGTTCTGGATCTGTGGTGCAAAATATAAAGTACACATGTGCTGGCGTATCTTCAGTAATTTTTAACAAGGCAGACATCGCGTCTTTTGTAAGGCGATGAGCCTCGTCAAGTATATATGTTACTGATCCGCCACCGATAGGTAAGAATTGTATTTCTTCTTCAATGGTTCTTACTCCATCTATTCCTCGAACATTTGCCGCATTCACTTCATGTACATTATCGGGCCTAGTTCCAAATTCTTTTGCTAGTATTCTGGCCAAAGTAGTTTTGCCACAACCTTTCGGTCCTTTAAAAAGGAATGTATGTGGTCTATCTTCTGTTTTTCTTTTACAAATAGCTTGTAAACTTTTTACAGTAGAAGTATTTCCTACTACATCATTAAATGTTGGTGGTCTAATTTCTTGCCAAAGCATTATTTGTTCCCTAAGAATTTGATTATTTAATAGTTAAAACAGTTAACCCAAGGAAAACACCAAAATATCCAAGTAAACTGCCAACAGGCGACGCCAATATAATTTTAGCTATTCCCCAGGCTATGCTCAATGCTTGTATGTCATCAGATTTTAGTTCTGTAACAATTTGGATTATTCCTCCAATAAATAACCAAATCAAACCAACATAAATTCCGCCAAGTACTCCAGCAAGAATTAATGCTAAACCGATAAGTGTTTTTAACATTGTTTTCCCTTTACTATTTAAGTTAAGCCATTATTCTATGACATGAACAACAAAGTTCATGCTGTTTTGTAACTGCACCTGCTATCTTAGCCAATCTCATTGACGCAATTGTTGATATCTGCGAATGTGTGGAGACACGTGTTATGGCATTCCATAAATCATACATTGTTTGTGCATTTGAAGAAATTGCTTGATTCTGAACTTCTTCAATTATTTTACCAGATATGTGCTGATCTTTTTGAATTCCTGCAAGAACTTCTGATACATGCCCCACAACCGAAATACTAGTGAGATGTCTGATTCTTTCAAACTCTCTGTCCAATAATGTGTCGGCGTTACCAATAATTTCTTCTATCCAAGGTTCCAGTCCGCCGTTATGTTTCTTTCTTGTATACTTACCTAAGCTTTCTGATGTTATTGCACCATTGCTGCACCACTGTCTAAAGATATATGGACTTACTTCAACCACATCTTTACCAAGAATGCTATTTTTAATTTGAATTCCGCCGTACAATATATCAGTAGGTTCTGAATCTACCGGAGCAAATGTTTTGTTTGTTACAATCCCAATTCTTGTTAAGTTTAAATCTGAGGAAACTTTATGAAAACCAAGAATGTTATCACCTAATCTATTTTGTGCCGCGTTTACGATTCTTTCATTTGAAATTACTTCAGTTTTTACTCTATCATGTGTCATGCTAAGTAGCATATCTCCGCGAACAACTGCACGAACCGGTTCAGATAAACCATTGCCATAGAAAAAATTCATGCTATTAAATAACAATTCTGTTGGACATTTTCCAATGTATTTTTAGGTAGTCCAATACATTGACCTGCATCAAATAAACCATCCGGATGAACTCTTAATTCTGATTCGCCTAAATCAACTACTGGCTCATCTTTAGTCCCACGAAATTGAACTTTAAAATTCTTTCCGGGTTTAATATCAGTAAAAGTTAATCCTTCTGTTGGGGCCAAAACTTTTGAAACTTCGGCTCTATCAATAAGTTTTAATACAGTTTTATTTTCTTCTGTCATTTTATTTTCCTCATATAGGTTATAAATTTTTGATTCATAAGTATTATACTGAAAATACAAAACAAATACTTAAAATTTTATGTAACAACGTAATATTTCTATTAATTCTATTGCTACTCCAATGATACCTATTACAGCTGAAACAAGGAAGATGATTAACAATCCTACCATAGCTATTGTATTACCAAGGGAATCTGCTTGTTCATAATGAGTTTCCATTCTTACATCATAATCACACCTGCCACATTCATATTGTCCACAAAATACGTCCCACTTATCTCTGGATTTCCATTTATGGAAACCTAATATACATAATGGATGTCTCATTATAACTCCTTAATTTATTCCGACTAATTCATTAAACAACTTGGATGATTTTCCATACCAGTCAAATCCTGCTTCCCACTCAACATTTAAGGGCACGTCCCTCATCCAGTCAAATCGTTTAGAACACATAACTTCTGTTGCTAAATCTACTACGTCTCTTGCTTCCTCAGGAACGGTATCAAAAGTAATTGAGTCATGAATTTCAAGGAATGCATACGATTTCATTCCTCGTCTTATCATCTCATCATCAATTCTTTGTAACGCATCTAATAGTAAATGAAAAGCCAAACCTTGAATGTTGTTATTGTACAACTGGAATAAAGATAAAGGTCCTGGACGTTTACATCCCATGGGGCCGAGATAACAGCCTTCAGTATTATAGTAAGCTACTTGTTCATCCTGCCATTCTCTAACTCGTTTGTATGTTTTCCAAAATTCACTTTGGGTTTTTTTGATATGATCCAACGAAATAACTTTATTAAATCCTTCATACCTAATGATGGATTCA